TAGCCCGATTAATTCTACCCATATCTTTTTGGGCTTGAAAAACTGGATTTCCCGCAGTATGCAAACATGCTTTTTTACATCCCATACTTGCCATTGGACAGACATTATAACCGCTTAAATCTGAAGGAGCAAGATTTAAATGTAGTATTACATAATTTTCTAGCCCTTCAACAGATTGGTTTTTGTCTGTTTTTGGATTTCCGCTTTTAAACATTAATCGGACTGGCTTATTATATGGCAAGTTTAATTTACCATTCATAATATAAACCACCTTTTTTTGTTTATGCTATTTCACCGATTTATTGGTTTTATAAATAGTCTTTTTTATTCTAATAAAAACAGCTTAACACACTTTTAATTTTTTGTCAAGTCTTTTTTTATTATTTTTATCAATTAAAGAAATTATTCTATTTTCTTGATTTTCTTTAATATATAAATATTTACTATCATTTAAACCATATAAGCTTAAACCCATTGGTGAATATATACTTGAAGTTGCATATATTATAGCATTATTTTTAATTAAAGATTTAATTGCTTTTTTCTTTAATCGTTCTTTTTTACCTATTCTCATAATAAAACAAGAATAACATAATTTTTTTATAAGTCAAGAAGTTTTTTAATTTTATTTGATTTTATTTTTTAGACATAAAAAAAGCCCAAAATCAAGTATAAGTTGAAATCGGGCTTTTTAGTACTTTTTAACTATTTTTATATTTCAATAGTTGTTTTTTCAATTAAGCAATAAGTTATATTTCTAGTATCTGGTGAAATTTTATAAGATACTCCATAACCTCGTTTATTCGCTTTATAAGTTAACTTAGTAATAAATAATCTAGTCAATAATTCATTACTAAATTTTTTAGTTTTTGTTTTTGATACTTCTATTAAATCAATCATAAAACCTCCATAAGTTAATTTATATTTAATTTAATTAATAAGATTTAAATCATACTATTATAATAGTGTCAAGCATTAATTTAAATTATTTTATAAATTATTATTTTTATTGAATTTACTAGCTTTATTGAGTTTTTAAAGGTGAATAAAATATATTATATATATAAAAGCTTTATTATATAAATGTTAACTAGATATGCGACATTATGTCATAATTATTTAAAATTTTTTAATTGACTTTTTAAAAAATCTATGCTATTGACAGATATGTTATAATGGGATAGGTGTTTTTTTTTAAATCTAAATAGATGTTGCAAATATGTCACACCCATAGGCAAGTGCCATAGGGGGTCGGGTGGGTTATAATATCATACTCATACAAAATTTATAGATTTAGCTGTTAACTAGTTCGGGGTGCGTTACAGGCATAAAAAAACCCCACCAATTTTGGCAGGGTTGAGTAATCTAAATATATAAATAAGTGATATAGGGGTGTTATAGCCCGGGGTATATCTATATATATTATACACCCCTCTGCGAAATTGTCAAGAAGAAAAAAAAAGGTTGACAAATGTTAACTAGAGGTGTATAATATGATATATGAGTTTTTTACAAACACAAAATCAAACAAAAAAACGAGAATTAACTGATAAACAGCAGAAATTCCTAGATACTTTAGGTTCTGAAGCCCAAGGTGATATTAAATATGCACTAAAGGTCGCAGGTTATGAGGATACTAGTTATTATGCTGTTGTCAAAAGTCTCCGACAGGAGATTATCGACACAGCTAATACGATATTAGCCCATTCAGCTCCAAAGGCGGCAGCTAAATTGGTTGAAGTATTAGAAAGTGATGCACCTATTCCTCAAGTTAACGCAAAATTACAAGCAGCACAAACATTGTTGGATAGAGTTGGTGTTGCAAAACGAGAACATATAAGTGTTAGTCATAATCATCAAGGTGGAATCTTTATTCTACCAGATAAAAGAGAAACAATTATAGATGCAGAACCAGTAGAAGTCAAAGATGACTAAAGTAGTTTTTTTATTATTATTTTTAAGTAGTTCAAGTAATCCACAATATTATTATAAAGGTATGTATTTTCTTTCAATGGCAGATTGTCAAAAATGGAAGCCAAGAGAAGTAGTAAAGATGAAAGAAGAAGCAAGTAAAGTAGGATTTGAAGATATTCACATAGATGCTAGATGTTTAGAGATAGATGCAAAGGAGTTTAAACCTAGTATCGGTGCATAGAATTATGTTAAAGAAAAGAACAACCTCCACAATACCTTTTGGATACAGAGAGTCAGATGAAAAAGGTTTCTTAGAACCCATTGAAACAGAGCTAACTGCTCTTAAAGAGACTAAGCAACATATTTTAAATGGCTCTCTGTCTCTAAGAGGTGCATCAGAACAATTAGAACATAAGACAGGTAGAAAGATATCTTATGTTGGTTTAAAGAAGATGGTGGACAAAGATAAAACAAAGGCACTACTAGACAGGAGTTAGGTAATACATGGTAGGCAGACCTAAAGGTTCTTCTGCACCAAGACATTTGTCAATGGAAACAAAGGCAAAGCTTCAAGCAAGAAGAGAACTAAGAGAAAAAGAAAAAGAATTAAAAAAGTTAGAAAAGAAAGTTTCTAAAGCTAGAACAAACTTAGCAGATAAGAAACATGTTCTTAAAAAAGTTGAATTAGCTGTTGACCCAAAGGAACAACAATCAACAAATAAGAACACAGTCCTAACTGAATCAGAATTTGAAAAAGCTCCAAAGAAGGTAAGAGACTTTATTGAAGAGAATAAGGAATCAATTGTCTTTAAACCTAATGATGGACCTCAAACAGATTTTTTAGCCGCAGGGGAACAAGATGTTCTCTATGGCGGTGCAGCAGGAGGTGGTAAATCTTTTGCTATGTTAGTTGACCCATTAAGATTTATGAATAGGTCAGAACATAGAGCATTACTTCTTCGTAGAAGTATGCCTGAACTAAGAGAATTAATAGATAAGTCCAGAGAATTATATCCAAAAGCTTTTCCGGGTGCAAAGTTTAGAGAAGTTGAAAAGGTTTGGAAGTTTCCTTCTGGTGCTACATTAGAATTTGGATACCTTGATAGAGACGCAGATGTCTATAGATATCAAGGACAATCATATAGTTGGATAGGTATTGATGAATTAACACAATATCCAACAGAATTTCCACTACAGTATTTGCAGTCACGATTAAGAACAACAGACTCAGAAATAAAACCTTATATTCGGTGTACAGCAAACCCCGGTGGAGTGGGTGGGCATTGGGTAAGAAAAAGATATCTTACTCCTGCTCCTCCTAACGAAGCATTCAAAGGACCAGATGGTCTAAGTAGAAAGTTTATACCTGCAAGATTAGAAGATAATCCTTATCTATCTAAAGATGGAAGGTATGAACAGATGTTAGCATCTCTTCCTCCAGTACAAAGAAAACAATTACTAGAAGGAAATTGGGATGTTGCTGAAGGTGCAGCATTTGTAGAATTTAATTCAGAGATACATGTTATTCCACCTTTTAAGATTCCTATTCATTGGGCAAAGTATAAGGGAGTTGACTATGGTTATGCAGCAGAATCATGTTGTGTATGGTCAACAATAGACCCAGATGATGATACCTTAATTATTTACAGAGAGCTTTATAGAAAAGGTCTTACAGGTTCAGCACTTGCAGAAATGATTACTGCATATGAAAAGGATGACCACAAAAGTATTCAAGGAGTATTAGATACTGCTGCATGGAATAAGACTGGTGTGGGAGGACCAACAGTAGGAGAAACATTGGTCCGAGCAGGACATAAGTTAAGACCTGCAGATAAAAATAGAATTCAAGGAAAGATACAGATACATGAGTATCTTAAACAAAACAAAACTACAGGAAGACCAAGACTACAAATATTTTCTAACTGCGTAAATTTAATTAGAGAATTACAAAGTATTCCTGTTGACCCTAATAAACCGGAAGATGTAGATACAAAAGCATCAGACCACGCATATGATGCCCTTAGATATTTAATTATGTCAAGACCATCTAAACCTTCTGCTTATAGTCGGATGAGAGAAATAAAAAAATTTACTCCCTCTGACCCTACATTTGGATATTAATTCATGGAGGATAAGGATATGTTTTTAGCAAACTTAAAAATGAAACAAAAAATAATTGAAGCTCTTATAGCTCATGCCGAAGGCAACATTAAAAAACATGTTGCTAATATAAATGTCTTTTTGGAAAATCCTGCAGGTGTTGGAGACCATGAAGATTTATTAGGTACTGTAACAAAAGAAGCTAAAAAAATAGCAGATAACGAAGAAGTAATTAATGTATTAAAAAAATACTTTTAATGCCTACCTATACTTTTAAAGATTTAAAAACGAATAAAGAGTATGATAAAGTAATGTCATACGAAGAAATGCTTGAATATAAAAAACAACCAGATATTGAATATGTATTTAAAGCACCAAAGATATTTAGGTTAAATGATATGGGCGGACCAGAGGATACCTTTAGACAAGGGTGTCGTCAAGAAGCTAGTGAAGTAGATACTAGTAAATCTAAAAATTTTAGAAATTCTAAGAAAGAGTATCTTTATGGAGGTGGTTCAGATAAATGAAAAAACCAAGCGAACCTCTTATTATAGGTACTAATAAATATTATAAATATAAAATCATTTGGGAAGATATTGTTGGAGACTCAACATTAGCTACTATCAATGAGTTTTCAAAGATGACTTGTGCAGATATCCATACTGAATGTTGGATATTTGAAAAGAATCCAGACTATGTTTATTCATTTGCAAGTTACTATGAATCAAATGGTGAGATAGAATTTGGAGATAGAAATGTTTATCCTCGAAGTGTAATTAAAAAAATGATAAGGATATAACTGGTTAACAAAAAAAAATACTTGACAAAAACAACAAGTAGGTGTATAATAAAAGGTATAACTAAATATGGTAGATATTACTAATAAATCTGATTCTGAAAAGAAAGCACAGGAACAAAAAGAACAAGATGCTAATAAATTAGCAGCTTTAGTTAATATTAAGTTCCAAGCTTCTGAACGAGCAAGACAATCTGACGAAGATAGATGGCTTGAGTCTTTTCATAATTACAGAGGTAAGTATTACAAAAATGTTCGTTTTAGAGAACATGAGAAGTCAAGAGTATTTGTTAAGGTAACTAAAACAAAAGTTCTTGCAGCTTATGGTCAATT